CACTTATAGAAGCCATGTCAGCTGGTTTACTATGTGTTCATAGTGCATATGCTGCATTGCCAGAAACAGCAGCTAATTGGACTATGATGTATCCAATAACTGAAGATCATAAAGAGCATTGTAATATGTTTGCTGATAATTTACTTAGTGCTGTTAATGTAGTAAACGAACAGTTTATGCAAGACAGGCTTAACATGCAACAAAGATATACAAATGGTTTCTACAATTGGGAAACAAGAGCTATGCAATGGCAAGCAATGTTGAAAGGAATATTAGATAATGAGTAGTATACAAGAATGGGCAAAGCATGAGGAAGAGTTAAAACAAACTTCAAGATTACAAGTTAACTTACACTCTTGGGAAGAAGGAGATATACTTCACTACTATCAAGATATGATGGTTATGTTTGAAGAACTTAATAGTGATGATATAGTTCTATCTAATAAGAATAGAAGAATAATAGAGAATGCACATTTATCTTTTCAGAAGATATTTAATACAGAGAAAAGATGAGCGTTGAAGTTGTAGAGTATAGTGATGATTATAAACCTGAGTTAGCTATATTTTGTAATAAATGTAGAGACCTTGGTTGGAAGAATAATGAATCATTTGAGGCAATGAAACTTGATGACCCTGATGTACAATTTTGGTTAATATATGTTGATAATGTTTTAGCTTCTGTATGTGGTGCACAAGAAATGTATGCAAAAGATGCAGATAGTATTATAAAAGATAAAGACTTTAGAATATTTTTTAGAACAGCAACATTACCAGAATACCAACATTACTATCCGCATAATAGATACTTAGGTAAGTCATTATATATAAGACACCTTACAGACTTACAAGTATTCTGGTCATTGAGACGAGGAGCTAAAAGAGTTATGTTAAGTTCTAATACAGCTGATGTTGGTAGCCCTCATATGAAAAAAGTGGCAGCAGTAACAAGATTAAACGAAACAGTAAGGTGTAACAAAAGAGGTATACCTCCATTATGGGATGAGCTAGGAGAGTGTACATTATTTTATACTAAGCAGATCATATTTAATATGTATCTGGAGAACTTATATTGGTGGTTATATAAATGGAGATCATAGATAACGCATTGTCTGTTGAAAGAACAACAGAGTTGTATAATTATTTTACTAGTCGTGAATGGGAGTTCAACGAGAACTCTCCTACTATAAGATATCAAAACATGGTATTGAAACACAGAGGTCTTCCACCAATAGATAAATTTTGGATAACTAACCCTCCAAGAGAATGTGCTGAGGATCTTTGGAAAGTATTTGCCGATCAATATCCTGGCTATACATATATGCACGACTTTACTACACTACATTTGAATCCTGAAGAGTGGGGACATACACCTCATTATGATTTCTTTAATGATCAATATGTTGGTAATGAAGGTATGTTGAAAAGAATAATATTCTATGTTGTTCCAGAATGGAAATCTGAATGGGGTGGTGAAACAAACTTCTATGGAAGATGGGCAATCAATGGTAATGAACCTGGAGATAAAGTAACGTGTTATCCAGCACCTGGTAGATTAGTTAAGTTTGATTGGGATGAAATGCATGCTGGAGCAAATTGGTCTAGTCCTAAGTATAAACGCATTATAATAAGCTCATACCTTTCTAAGAATGCCTCAGATAAAGTATTAGACAGAGTGCACTTCTATCTATGGGGCTCTAAAAGAAAATGATATACTACATTACATTTATGCAATATGTAATATGGATAACATTAATACCACTAGCACCTATTATTAATTATACATTAGGTTATTATAACTGTTGGTATTATTGTTACTATAGATTGATTACACGTGGTGGAAAAGTACATTGGTTTAAATCTAAAAGATATAATGGATATCATTGGGTGTATGAAGATAAAGATAATAGACGTTGGGAATACACCATCCCAAATATGCCTAGGTTTACACCATGGTGGAATTTATTATTTTATAAAGGTGTAGAAAGAAAGTATCGTGGAAAAAGTTAATATATTATCTTTAGATATAAAAGATAAACATAATAAAATACATACGCTATCATGGGTATTATATGACACAACTTTAGTACAGAAGTATCTTAGAGTATTAGATGAAAATAAAAAAATAGCAGACGGTAACATAGATTCACATTTTAATAATAAAGTGGAAGCTGATTATCCAGAGTTATGTAACGAAATAAAAACTCTTGTAAAAACATTAAATCAAACTTGTGATTATATGACACTACCTGAATATGATGTAATAAATCAAAAAGAACTAAACCACTTACATGAATTATTTGAAGAGTGGGGTCAATCAACAGCTAATCAACAAGATAGAAGTTTAGCAAAAAACTTTTTACGTTTAAATGATCTTATTCATATGTGTGAGGATACATTTACATCAGGTGAGGTTATGGGAGCTATAGTAGATGTTAAACCTACTACAGAAAGTGGCAGACCTTGTAAACGCTATTTAGTAACAGATAAAGATAAATTATTTTTAACATCCCAATACAAATGGGGTAGCTTGTATCTTGGTTATAATACTTTAGGAAAAGATTATCTTGCTGCTATGAAAGATAATGATATTAGACTTATTCATAATAATCAGGTAAAACCTCAAAGAAACTATGCTGCTGAAATTTGGTTAAATTTTGGTCCAGATCAAAAAACACCAACCGCGTTTAATTTTAGTAAATGGCTTGATGATATAGATGAGGATACAAGAAAAAAAATACCTCTGGATAATATACAACAACTTTCACTTGGTAGATTTTTAATAGGTGAGTTGATTATAGATGAACAATTTATTAATATAGATGGAAAATTAGATCATTGGAATACAGATAATCATAATTGTAAGCTAAGATTCAATAAAGAAATATTTTCTACATTTAGAAAAGTTGTAGATATACGTATCACTGATGATTGGTTTCCTAATGAACTTATAGAGTTTGTGACAGAGAATAAAAAACGACAGTGGAAACCTAGTCAGCTACCTAATAATGTATGGAATAGTAATTGGCCATGGGCTCCTGTATTTGTTGATATAAATGAGAACAAAGTCAGAGAAGAGCTTGATGACTTAGATAGATATTTTGTACCCCATAGAGACAAAGATAGAAGTGGTGGTTATGGACATGAAGGTTGGTATGGTATAACATTACATGGTATAGGTCATTCTAAAACACAAAATTATGAACAGTACGGTTATAAAACACAAGAGGATGCTGATTATCATTGGACTAGTATTTGTAATCGTTGTCCCTACATAGTTCGTTTGATTAAATCACTTCCATTTACTAAATTTGATAGAGTAAGAATAATGAGACTATCACCAGGTGGTTATATTATGCCACATAAGGATGGTGAAGGTAGAATTTTTGGTCCTTTGAATATAGCTTTAACACAACCTAAAGGCTGTGACTTTGTATTTGAAGATAGAGGCATTGTACCGTTTAAACCAGGTAGAGGTTTTATGTTGGATTTAGGTAGAAGACATAGTGTTGTAAATTGGTCAGAAGAATATAGATATCATATAATAGTACATGGTACACCTTCAGGTGATATAGGATCTGTAATGACAAAGTCTTTGGAACAATTATGAGATTAGCTTTTTGTATAACTGATGAAACAACTCATAAAGAGTTGAATGATTATATGGTTGATTATACAACCTACTATGCACATAGAATGAATCAAGTTCTAGGAGGTAAAGCTAGCATAATCCATACAGCATCTATTAATGAAGGTCTAAAATATCATAGTAGTAACTATGACTATATTTTGTTTATGGCTGCAGGTTGTAGAATATATCTTGATAATATAATTGAAGACATACTTAATGTAATAAAAAAGAATGAGGATTTTCTTTGTGCAGCACATATATTAGATTGGTCTAATAAAGATGAGTGGTATGAATTACATAATCAGTTTGTATTAGTTAATATTAGTACATGGAAAGATATTAATAGTCCTAGGTTTGGTAATTGGACAACTAAAAGAGAAAGAATTCCTGTTATAGAACGTAGTGTTGAAAACTTCCATGATGACTACACACCATTGTGGATAAAAGATAGTGGTAAAAAGAAGACACAAAATTTTGGACATCCTGGTTGGAAGTTTATTATTGAAGGTCTAAAGTATGGCTGTGATATTATTAATTGGGATAGAGAGATAAGATCTAAAAGAACATACTACTATCCTGACACTGATTCAGATTTGTTTTGGAATTGTATTAAAAATAAATCAATGGATCCAAAAATAACAAACCATAATCAAAACCAATTCCTACAATTTTTAAAACACGGTGTACAAGATCAAATATGGTTATTCAACAGTGAAGAGATTGGTCTTAGAAATAATCAACAGTATGATGTAGTAGCTCTACCAGCAAGTGGATTCAAATACTTGGATGTGTTTAAATCTAATATGCTTAATGAAAACGGTAAGTTAATTATATATGACTTTAACCCTAAAGCATTAGAATGGATAAAGAAGATACATCAATCTAATAGTTTTAATATTGAGCAGATAGCTAGTACATTTAAATGGCAAAGAAACTTTAAACAAGTTAAAGGTTATGGTTATCAAAAAACATTACAATATTTTGAAGACGAGCATAAGTTTAATAATTATTTACAAAAATTTAGAGAATCAGATGTAACATTTGCAGAAGTAGATTTGATACAAAAACCTGAGCCATTAATAAATGAATTACAAGGTAAAAGTTTTATCCACGTATCAAATATATTTTCTACTGATTGGTTAATTGCAACATTTGGTTTGAAGTTTGCTGAGGAAAGATATAAATGGTTCTTAAATACTGTTGGTGATAATGTTACTGTATCTGGTGTATCACCAATAAGTTAAGCGTATGCACCTGTCTTAGTTTCAGACTCCCATTGATCTCTCAACTTAATAAATCCATCTATATGATCGTCTCTCTTTTCAACAAATACTTGAGGCTCATCAGACTCTACAGCAATAATAGTTACTAATTGACTTACCGGTATATCAAACATCTCTTCAAACATAACTGCATAAGCAGACTCTTGTTGAAAGTAATTAGATATCCATTCACGTTTCTTTCTTTTTGATGCTGTCTTAAAATCTATAATAGATACTTTACCATCATATAAACCAACTAAATCAACTCTGCCAGCTACTCTAAGATACTTACTGTATAGTGGTACTTCTAATCCATATACCTCTTGTAGTCTTGTATCTAATACAGGTTTAATTTGTTTAAATAGAAAGTGATTAATAGGTTCTATAGCACCATAATCTAGCTCTACATTGTTTAAATAGTCTTCACATAGCTTATGAACTTTAGTACCTCTTCTGGCAGCCATGCTAGCTATCTTATTAGCTTCAGCTTCACCAACCTTTTCTCTCCATGCTTTAATACCAGCACGTGCAGCAATACCAGTAACAGTTGTTACAGAAGGATACTTTTCACCATTAGGTGTTACGTAATGTCTTTTACCATTTATATTTTCAGTTTTAAGTTCATTAAACTCAAGATCATTTTTATGAGGAAACATTAGAAGTCTGAATTCTTATTCATAGTATTTTTATCACTACTATGTTTTTTCTTAATGTTTCTAAGTATGTCTCTAAAGCTATCATCAGGCTTACGTAAGCCATCAGTACCGGATACTATTCCAGGCATTTCTAATACTTGTGTAAGCTCAGGATGATCTTTTAAATACTTTTCTCTATCGTCCATCTTCATCATTTCTTCATGGACTTCACCAGTGTCATTATTTCTAAAGCAATATGTAGGCATATTATAATCCTAATTCTGGGAACGCTTTAGCTACAACGCTTTTGCTTACTCCTTTAATCTCTCTATCCTTCATCTGCAACATTAGTTCTGCATCTGCTGGTTCAATAGATTCTAAGATTTGTACAAACAATTGCTCACGTCTCATTTGTTTTGCATTAGGTTGTACAGGATTGCCATCCATGGCAATGAAATAACCAAAGTTTTTTATCTCATCAATAAATCTACCCTCACTATCAGTATCCGGATCCAAAGGTTTATATGGAGGTACTCCAGGAGGTATTAACCAGGTTATTTTAGGATTGTATGCTAACATGAATATACCATGAAGATGTTGTTTGGTAGCTTCTGGCAAAGCCTGTAAGGCTTCTACTTTCAAGGTAACATTTTTAGTTTTTCTAGCTGCTGTTAAGGCCTCAGCCATACCCATTGTGTTTCCACTCATTTTTAAAACTCGCTTATATCTTCCATTAAATGTTTCAGTTTATGTTTAATAAAATAGTTAAACATTTTATCTCTACCTTTATCAGGTACTTCATACTTATTTATGACTTTTTCTTGAATGTCTTTTGGGATGTATTCAAGATCAATAAGCATCCTATTTCTAATCCATCCACGCTTTATTTCTTCATCATCAATACTGTTCTGTACTAAAGATATATCATCACCTTCAAGATTGTCTAAGTATTTAGCTCGTAATGGTTTCTGTCTTACACCATTAACAAAACATGCATCTGGTGAAATAAAGTTAGGAATACCATCACCTCTATCACCTTTAGCAATATGCTCTATCAGATATCTCTTAGGATTTTTATCTCTAAGCCATCTCTTATGTACTGGATCATATTGTTTTACTTTGGGATATTTATGTAATTGAATAAAGTCTTTATCACCAGACAATATTAATGTTGCCTCACCCTGGTTAAGTTTAACCAACGTAGCAATAACATCATCTGCTTCAGCAGTCTCTATTCTTATAACTTTATATGGAAAGAACTCTTCTATCTCATCTCTTACCTTATTAAGTGTATTGAATACAGTTGACCAATCTACTGTAGATTCATCTCTATACTTCTTACGATTAGCTTTATAGTATGGAAAGCGTTCACGTCTCCAGAAGTTTTTATCATCACAGCATATAACTAATTCACCAAACTTGTCTCCAAATTTAGTTCTATTTGATCTTAATGTATTAAGTATCATATGTCTAAATAGATTCTCATCTAATTCAACATTCTTATTACCTCCAACTTGTATCATTAAGTTAGAGATCATCACTTGGTTTAAGTCTACCAATATCATATCATTCTCCTTATCTAATATATTATATTATATCTAACACCGCACGAAGTCAACATAAAAAAAAGTTAAATTAACTGTTGCCCGAACTTCAAAATGGTAGTAAAATATACATATATTAAACGAAAGGATTAGTTAAATGATACAAGATTTATTAAGATGGACAGCAGACAATTATGATAAAGTAGATTGTGAAATTGCTGGTGCGGCTTTAGGTTGTATGTTTGAAAAGAAATTTATTAGTGATAATAATGAAATAGAACCTGAGTGTGAGAATAATGAAGGTTGGGATTTTCAAAGAAGATCAACAAAAGAAACTGTTGAGATGAAAACAACATGGGGTTTGCAGCAAGGTGCTGTGAGGATTAATCTTACAAATAAAGTTTGGAAAAATATGAAAGGTCAAATATTTACAAGTTTTGATTATTTGTTAGTTTATGAAAATGTTAGTCAAAGATATTTTGTAATTAGTAAAGATAAAATTAAAAATTTTGATTTAGATATTTGTGTAATGGGAAAGAATGGAGGTCAAAAAGTTGAACTAAGATGGAGTGGTTCATATGGGAATTATGATAGTATAAAAGTTCAAAATACATTAGCAATAATGGATTGTGAAGTGACAAATAAGAAGTATAAAGATTGGTACAAATAAAAATAATTAATTTAACTGTTGACATAAGTCAAAATATGGGGATAATAATCTCTGTAGATATTGAAAAAGGAGAAAGTAAATAATGGCACATCAAGTAGAAACAATGGCATACGCGGGCGAGACACCATGGCACGGATTGGGTACAAGAGTATCGAATTATCTTACTGTGGAT